CAGGTTGCCGAAGCCGTTAATATAGGTCAGGCAGAATACAGCAGAATGGAATCCGGCAGAAGATCAGTCGGGCATCATAAGAAAGCGATAGCAAAGGTATTTGGCGTTAAGCCAGACGCAATAATTGAAAGAGTAAAACAAGACGACTCTGTTTTTGCTACCCACACCGAACTGCCTGTCTATGGTTTTCCGATACCAAATTCAGACGCATTTGATTTCAGTAAAAAGATGATGAGCCGCGTGGATTGCCCGCCAGAACTTGAGTCTGTCGAAGGCGCATATGCCGCGTTTTGCTATGGCGATGCTTTGAAACCGAAGCTGTCAAATGGTGATCTGGTGTTTGTCAATCCATTGCTTGAAGCAAAGGCTGGCACGCTAGTCGTTGTTAAATGGAAAGCCGGAGATAAAGTTTATGGCAAAATTGTCGAACTTATCGAAATGCGCAAAGGCTCTTGTGAAGCGCGCATGCTGGCACCGGAAGAATTTATAACGTTCGACAAAATCGAAAGCGTAGATCAAGTGGTGATGTTAAAGTACGATATATGATTGCTATGCGCATATATGCTTGACGTATGTTATGCGCTGTAGTAATTATGGGGAATGACAGAGACATATTCCTCCCAGAACTCTGACACACTACAGGCCAGCGTTGGCGTACCATCTGACGCTGTGCCTGCCTTTTTTCGTCAGTTTCAAATGGGCGGTAAAAGCCTGTCAGAACGCCAGACAACGATCGGCGGCTCCGACATTAACATTATTGCAGGCGACAACGCTGAACGCATACACCAGCTTATATTTGCGCAAGCGTGGCGAAATAGAAGGTGATGACCTATCTATGGTCTGGCCTGTTTTGATGGGTCACATCACTGAAGAACTGAATCTTGAATGGTGTCAGCAAAAGCATGACATCAAGATAATCAATCGCCAGCTTGTCATACAAAGCAAAAAGAATCCGATGATGCGTTGCACGCTCGACGGCTCTGTGCCTAATTATCGCGGCAAGCAGGCTGTCATCGATGCAAAATTTACAATGGGCAGGCCGCAGTCCGGCGAAGAATGGCGGGACGTTATTCCCCGCTTGTGCCGTCACTACAGCCCGCAACTACATTGGAACGCTTACCTGTTAGAAGAACACACAGGCAAGAAAGTGCCTTATGGCCTGCTATCTATTATTAAAGCTGGCAACGAACCAACATTCCACGAAATTGAAATCGATCCGGCTTACCAAGCTGAATTGATCGGGCTTGCCACATATTTTATGGGGTGTGTTGAAATGGGTGTTTTACCTAATGACATTCAGCCGCCCGAAGCGCCTGTGCCGGTCGAAGATACGGTGCCGGTCGATATGGAAAAGTCTGATGTGCATCCCAAGTGGCGGCAGTGGTGCGAGATATGGTTGCAGACTTCGGGCGCGGCTGACACATGCAAAAAGGCAGAGGCACAACTTAAAAAGATGGTGCCGAAAGAGGCCAGCGTGGCTTATGGCAACGGTGTGCAAATCAAAGTTGCAAAGAATAAATCGAAACGCATAGAGGTGCAAAAATGAGTGAATTAGCAAAATCATTAATAGGCTTTCAATCGGCAATGCCTGCCGTAAAGAAGTCTGGATATAACCCGCATTTTAGAAACAAGTTTGTCACGCTGACCGATTTGATTTCAGTTGTGCTTGGCGCAAGCAATTTTAATTTGGGCTTTACGCAAGAGATAGATTTTGCTGACGGCACTATATTTGTGCGCACCACAATGATTCACACATCAGGCGAAACCCGCGAAAGTCGGACGCCGGTATTAACCAAAGATGCGACTAACCCGCAGGCGATGGGTAGCGCAATCAGCTATGCAAAGCGCTACGGCTTGCAGGCGATGTTTGGCATACCGGCTGACGACGATGATGACGGCACCGCCGCTAATAAAGCACCCAGCGCGTCGCACTCTCCGCGCTCCGGTGCGGTCGCGCCACAGGGTTCATCCCTTGCTCCTGTCGGCGCGGCCACCTTAGATGACCGCATAAACGCCGCTAAAACAGAACAGGATTTGTTGGCATTGTTTAATGAAGTCAAGCCAACCGATAACCCGACTATCCAGAAATTTTCAGCACGCAAAAAGGAGATTGCAAATGTCTGATTATGATAACACCGATCGCGGTGCATTATTTAAGAATGAAAAAAAAGAAAATGAAAGCCAGCCTGACTATACTGGCAACATTAATGTCAAAGGCACTGAGCAACGCATCAGCGCTTGGCTGAACACCAGCAAGTCTGGCTTAAAGTATTTGTCGATCAAATGCTCTGACCCGATGCCGCGTGACGATGCAGGCGCACCATCTGCCCCTGCTCCGGCAACAGCACCAGCGCCGTTAGATGACAACATACCTTTCTAGCGTTTCCGAAGATAAACAACATCCACTCCTTATCATTCCTAATGATGAGGGGTGTTTGATTGTGTTAGGTGCAAACCAAGCACAAAAAGATATGTCGCCTAAACAAATGTGCGAACTGGCGGCAAATTTAATACAACGCGCAAGCAGACGGCTCAAGAATGGCGCGCAAGAAAAAACCACCGATAATACATAATGAGCGCAGGCCAGCTACATGCGTCCAATGCGGCACAGAGTTTGATTTGCGGGGCTTTGGGTGGCTTGTAAACGGCGCTAAAGACATGCTTTGCAGTCATGCTTGCTTTGCTAAACGGCGCACGCCAGAGCCGCCAAAATGGGATGATATATAATGATACCAAATGCAAAAATAGATTCTGATATTGAAAAGCCGATCAAGACCGGTGAGTTTGTCGCTAAGATGCAAGTCGGCGACAGCGTGCATTTTGGCAAAGAAATTTTTGCTTTAAGATTGCGCGATGCAATGCGCTATAAAGGTATTAAATACACCATGCGCAAAATAGATAACGGCTGGCGAGTCTGGCGGGATTCGTGATTGACGACCGTTGCGGAATCTTCCGCTTTGTCCCGCATAGCGATGTCAGCACCTACAAACAAAAAGGCTGGCATATAGCCAGCGATCTTGCAGACAGCCATCATGGGCGGCACGCAGTTATAATGCGGAAAGACGACCGGCTATCGCCTCAATATCGACCGGTGACTGCGCCTGATTGATGTCTGTGATAGTGTAATGCACTTGAGCCACATTGCTTTTCTTTGAGTGACCCATCCGATATTTGCGGATCGAATCTGGCACGCCAGCTAACTCCATCTGAGTATGATAGAATTTGCGGAAACCACCAATGCCGTGAAACTGAACACCAGCATGCTTGCACAAAGTTTCAAGCAATCCTGTCCAGCTTTTTTGATCTGCCATCAGATTGCGCGCAGATGGAAAAACATACATTTCAGATGGGCATTGCAGTTTCCACTCACGCATCAATGTCCACAGCTTAGTCGTTAGCGGCAACGTGCGGATGCGAAACTCTGTTTTTGTTTCTTGCAGGCCACCGCGATAACCTGTTCGGCGTACTGTTAAAGTGCCTGCCTTTAGGTCAACGCTGTCCCACAACAACCCCTGCATCTCATTAGCCGCCAGTCCTGTCAGCGATGCAAGCGTGATGAACGTGCGCAAATACTGAGTCATATCTTGCTCAAGCATTTTATTAATATCATCGACCGTGTAACCGCCGCGCTCTTTTTGTGCGCCGGTAATCTTTTCGCGTGACTCTCTGTGGCATGGATTGCTGTAGATATAGCCTTTATCCAATGCGTATTTGCAGACCATGTTAAGGCTGGCAATGATATTGCGAATTGATTTCGGGCTACAGCCTTCGATTGTCTTTTCAGTGATAAACTGATTAACATCGCCGACCGTCAAGCGCGCCATCTGGATCGATCCCAGCAATGGCAGAATGTGCAGGCGTATGTGCCGCTTATCATTGTCGAAAGTCTGCGGGCGCATTTTGATCCCGACCAGCCGTTGACGGTTTTCGATGGCCTCATAAGCAACCTGTTCAAGCGTTGCTTTGTTGGCGTTGTGTTTGCCAGCCACTAATTCGTCACGCAGTTCTTCACGCCGCTTTGACCAAGCCTTCGGGCAAGCTGGTGTGAATACCCGACGCGATTTGCCGGTTAGGTCACGATAGTAAATGATGCCAACTTCTTTGCCGCGCTTGATAGCAGTTTTATAAGTTTCGGTGATTGTGATGTCGCTCATGTCACTCTCCTACTTTAGAATTGCAATCAGCAGACTTTTTGCATTTCGCAAAGCGTCAGTTTCTTTTTGAGAAAGGCGCGGTTGATTTTGCAAGACCTCAATTTTAGCAATAATTGTGTCTAATTTTTTTTGCTGTGATGCAGTCATGTCACTCTCCATAATTACAATTAAAGTCGGGGTGTTTGTTTTGTAAGGCGGGGCTGTTAAGCCACCGCCTTTATGTATCTGTTGATAAAACGCGCAAGCTGGCGCGCCTCACGGCAGTAATCTGGGTCGTCCTGATTGATGCTGTCGTTGCAAATATCAAGACGGTTATAAGCTTCACCCAAGATGTAAGCATCATCGAACTCTGCGTTCACCGCCGCTTGAATGTCATCGAAAGTTGGGAATGCTATGCCTTTGCAAATAAGGCCACATTCAATATCGATAACCTCAAACTGATATTGTAATGCCTCACACTTAAATGCGTCTTTGACGATTTTGCGTATTTTAGTCATTTATCTATCCCTTTCTTTTCACTCTATACAACCACTATACACGCATATTTACTATAAGTCAAGCATATATGCGCAAATAATTGAGTTATCCTAACGGTGTGGTGCTATGGTGGTGCTATGAAATAGGGTATAGAACGACAAAAAACCCAGCAAGTCTTTCGACCTACTGGGCTTTATATCATTGATTTATATTGATTTTTGGTTGCGGGGGCAGGATTTGAACCTGCGACCTTCAGGTTATGAGCCTGACAAAAACCGCAGAAAACCGCCAGAGAATCGGGCGGGTGCTATGGTGGTGCTATATAGTATTTACTTTTGATTTTGGTGCTACGAATCTCATAGCACCACTATTTTTTGCCGTAAAATTTGGTGATTCCACGCATTCCGACGCTAGAGGCGACCAGTGCGCCCAAGCTGACCTGATACCAAGTAGGCATCTGCTGAAGCGCTTCAAAGCCACTAAAGACTATTTCACGCCCCCATTCGCCGCAAAATGCAAGCACCATCGGCAACGCAAAAAGCAGGCTAAAGAACTCATCGCGCCAGCTTGACGACATCTGATTAGCCGCCGTTAGGTCATAGTCTATTTCACCGGTAGCCTGTCGCTCTGCAATGTTGGCTTCGGCTTTTGCACGCGCAACTTTAGCGCCGGTGACAGCCTTCTTTTCTTCGACTTTGCCTTCAAGCCATGTTGAGGCTAGTGACGAAATCATTGGTAAAAACTGGATCATCGCTTTGACTCTGCGCCCATAAAGATGCCGAAAATGCCGGTGTAAACGCCCATAATTACACTAACAAAAGCGCTTTGGGGCGTTGTCGGGTCTGGCAACTGCATATACCATTCAGCGCACCGCCACGCCATGAACGTGCTGACAGCGCACATAATACGCCCCATCAAATTGAATTTGATCCATTCATCTGTCCAACTCAATGCCATTCTCCTGTTTCCATCATTTTCGCTAAATGATCTGCCCGCGCGCCAACTTGCTCTGCCCAACGGCTACGCCCGCCATTACTGCCAGAGCATTTCGTGACTTGCCAGCCGGTAATCGCCAACCAGCAATGCGGCTTGAAAATTCTGGAACTTGTCGAAATTGGGCTTTCCTAAATTGAACAGCATCGAAATAATTACGGCTTTTCTAGCTTCGTCCATCTTTGCATAAAATGGATATGTAACTGCTTCGGCTTCACAGCGCGCCACATCGTTTGCCAGCAAATAATCGATTTCATCATCAGACAAACCGCCATCTAGCTGTTTGTCGATCAGCCTGCCACAGCCTATCGTCAGATAGCCGCGAGAGTCCTGATAGGCATGTTTAACGACGCCCTCATGCTCACGAATTAAATCAAGCAACTTTGTCATCGACAGGCTCCTTTTGCATCATTTTGCTTGCCACAACGCCTAAACGATAAAGCGCATCTGTCATCGGGCTATCAGATGCTTTTACGCCTCTGCCGGTCAGAAACACTTCAACAGGTTCACCGGTGTTCGGATGATATGAAACCGTCACGGTCATACCCTCACCAACATCCTGTGATTCGCAGGGGCGTCGATTTGGCAAACTTTTTTGCATTGAGTTTCTCCATTGTGCTTTTGAATGAATTGGCTTCGGCATCAATGTCGTCAAAGAAAACTTTTGTTCGACTCATTGTGATTACATTGATGTCAAAAATAGGCACGAAGAATACGCGCCTGTGGGGGATGGATACGCATGCCGCAAAATCATAATCGTCTGAAGTTGGTCTGCGCTTTTTGCCGCCAACGCCAAAATGAAATTGCAGTTTATTTGGTCGTTCTGTGTGATAGGTCGAAGCCTTCACCTGACACCTATATATATAAGTGTCGCGAGTAACGATTAAATCATAGCCGCGCGATGGGCAAAGAACAGCCTGCCAGCCCTGCAACTCTATAGACGCGCAGGCGATAAACTCGCCAATGCGGCCTGTTGAGACTTCAAGCATTTATTTTGGCAGAACACCTAAAGCAAAAGCAAACTTAGCAACAAGCGCACCAGCCGCACCCGCGATGCCTGCGATCAAAAGCAATGCTTTCCAGCCGCCTTTAGCTTGCAAAGCAAGTGTGTGAAGTTCTTTTAATGTTTCTTTTGTTTCAGCCATCTCACGCTCAAGCGTGCGCATACGGCTCGACATTTCACCAAGTTCACGTTCCACTGACATGCAGGCACCTTTAATCTAAAGCGTTTCGGATTGAGTTAAGCGTATCTTTAAGCGTTGCGCCTTTCGGCTTCGGGTTGTATTCGCATTGATATTGACCTACGCACCCGATATAGATTTCAGATGTGTGTTGCTCTTGAGTGTTCTGCGCGCCCTGATACACACACAAAACTTCTTTGTCGGAAATCTTTTCCATTGCCGCTAAACGGCATGTCGTCATTTTGGGGATGCTTGCATATGCTTTGAAGGCCACTAGCGCAATTAGCCCGACAACAACCACGCCCATGATTAAATAAAACAGCATAGTCAGAGCGTCAAAAATCTCTTTACGTTGCGCCGCCTTTTCAATAGCGATCTGCTTTTGATGCTGTTTTTGTGCCTGCAAGCGGCGGGCGCGTTCTTCAACGATAGACTTCCAAGTGCCTGAACCAAACCGCAGATCGACCAGCATAGACACTTCATACATTTTTTCTTGCGCCAGCTTGGCATCAATCATTTCTGTAGCTACGCCGCCGATGCCGTCCATAGCACCGACACCAGATTTCTTGTTACGTTCACGCTGGCATTGGTCAGTTCCGGTGAATAATTGATCTATGTAGGTCGCAATATCGCTTATATCATTTGCGGTGCCAATGGCAGATTTGATTGCATCTGTCGCGCCTTTAACCAAAGCGATCCCAGCTAATGCAGTGCTGATCGGTTCCATATCAATAAACCTTTATATCTTGTGAAACCGTGGCTGGCAGACAATAGGCTGTTATCTGCGACCCCTGTTTGTGAAGTGTTTGTGCATACCACGTGCAATCATTCAGCGACTTGAAATACATATCATTACTGACAAGCCTCTTGTCTGCTTGCGTTCCAATGAACACAAACAATAAAAAAGCGTGGGTCATTCATGATTATTTTCTGTTTTGGATTATGACGACGATCAACAGCGTTATGGTTATTGCGTCGATGATTGATAATGGTATCATGTCGGCTTGCTCATTATGCGTAGGGGTTGTCGCCCAATACGCTAGTATCCCAAGCCGCTTTAAGCCCAGCAATGTCTGACGCATTGCTAATTGCAGAAGCCGCTGGTGCATTACGCAGTGCGTTCTTCTTAGTTACCGATGCTGACTGTGCAGATGCGTCATCAGCTTCAAGTGCTTTCATATACACTACGTCCTCTGCATCAAGCAAAGGCGCACGCACTTCACGAATCTTGTCCTTAAAAATTTCTTTTGCTTTGGTCATATCTTCACTAATGACTGTGCCAGAAAGTGACCATGCGCCACGAAAATAGCGATTATTTGGAACTGTTGCAGTGGACGCATCAATTTGATTACCGTCCTTATCAACGATGTAGGTAGTTGCCATGATATTTCTCCTATGCGGCTATGTTATGATTTGAGGCTAAATCTTCTGTAATCTTCCAAGCATTGCGCCACTCTCTTGTGGCGGGTAATTGGTCTTTCCGGCAGATAACCATTTTCTGCTTATTGCCTTTATTGTATGATTGCCAAACGCTTTTCGGGATGTCTTTCATGATTAAAAATTCAATACATTCCTCAAGCGTGCCTGCTGGCATTGGTTCAGTTTCATGCAGTAAGTAACCGCGAGTGTGCTTTACAAAATCTGGCTTTGCCTCATCCTCTGCCAAAGCCCAATAATTTTCTATTTTTGGGATGATGCCGCCATTAACAAAAGCGGCGCAAAAGTTAGGATCGGGCACAAGTATTTTTGCACATCCATCGACGCTATCTTCATAGACCACGCGATAGTCACACTGTATCGGCTCAAGATTTTCCTTTGCCCAACATAGTCGGTCGAATAGGTGTGTGCCTTTGAAGTTAGGTGTCTGCATCAGGCTAGGTCTCCAAATGCTACCGATTGAGTTCTAGGGGTATCAGCGGCTCCTGTCGTATCTGTCTGCATCTGATACATATCATAACGAGAAGTTGATACATCATCTATACATCCGTTATGACCCCACCCAGAAGAGTCATTTGTACAATGACCAGAAAAAGTTGTATTAGCAAAAGATGCAGATAAATTCATTCGGGCAACGCCTGTAGTTACGTCAACCCCAGAACTGATATTAAAGGAATCGTTTACTGCAAAGGTGTCTGTCTGTTTTACTTGAGACCACGCCTTCGCACTACCATTCACAACGTACTGCGTATCCAGCGACCCTGCGGTGCTGTGTTCTATCTGGTCTGCTTTGATTTTTCCGTTCGCCATTACGCTAAATCTCCGTGGATGATTACAGACTTATGAGCAACATCTAAATATGTACCATCGTCTTTACGGCTAAAAGTTCTGACGCTATCAGTAGCGTGCGAACCATACGAGTTGTTAAGTTGCGACTCTTCGTGACTGACCGCCGCCGCGTAACTAGCATTTGACATTGCTGATGTGTAGTTTACTTGATGCACACCAGTTCCAATATCCGAGATGCTGGCAGTGTTGAACGAATCCAGAATTGCAATGGTTCCCGAACCATTAACCGCAGACCAAGACTTCGCCAGCCCCTGTTGCAGATTAGTGGTCGTGCTATTACCTTCGCCTACCACAACGATAGACCCAGCAGTGCCTACGCCAGTGAGTTTGTCTGTTTTTATCTCACTCATGCTAAGTCTCCGTGCAACAACGTAAAGTTAAACTTCTGGTCAGAATTTGAACTACCGTTACCCATATCAACTACATCAACTGGATACTGGCCTGTATTAAAAGTACCCCCTGCATCTCTTTTGAAAGCAATTCCCCTTCTGGTGCTATCTCCGCTATCTTGGTTTGATAATCCAGTAACAGCAACATTACTTGTTGAACTTACATTGTTAGCCAATGACGTAGTAAAATTTCCTGTAGAGTCATCACTAACACTGCTAACATTGAAACTGCCAGTAACAGCAGGAGTTTCTTGATTATACTGAAGCCATTGCTTCGCCGCACTCTGCTTCGTCAGCGTAGCCGCACCGCCGCCTGTCGATTGAATGGTATCTGCTCGTAATGTACTCATGCTATCACCAATTCTGCGCCGGAAGCGACTGTTAGGGTTACGCCTGACGCCACAGTCAGTGTGCCAGCGCACAGGCCGTTAGTGCCTGTCGCCACAGTGACATCAGTGTCAAGCTGTTGCTGATGGACGCGGATAATGTCGGCAGTCCCGCCGCCAGNATCGCCCAAGAATGANCCGCCACCGCCAGCACCCCAAGACAGTGTGCCGGAGCCGTTTGTCAGTAGCGTCTGACCGTTTGTGCCATCACCGTCAGGCAGTGTCAGCGTTGTCGTGGTTGTTACCGTTGCGGGCGCTTGTATCTTGATCGATGCACTTGCGTCATCGTCATGCAGATTAAGAACATCGATGCCGTCAGTGCCGTTAGCAAATGCGCCTAACTGCTTAGTCAATTCCCGCATAGAGTTATTTACAGCACTTGGCAACATTCCTTCGGCTATCGAAATGCCGCCGATGTCGGTGTTGTTTCCGGCTGTGGAGCCGTCATAGTCTGCGATTTTATCTTTCGACATTATTCAGCCTCCAGTGCTGTGATACGTGCTTCTAGCTCTTGGATTGTCTTAACCAGCAATGGCACAAGTTTGGCTTGGTCAATGCCCTGATAATCAGGTACTGACCGCGTACCCATTTCTGCGGGTGTTACCTCATTGCCATCGTCATCGAGAACTGCTGGCGTGATTTCATATTCTTCATCACGCATCGCATCCTTAGTGCCTGTAACGGCCTCTGGTACAACCGCCTGTGCCTCATGCGCTAAGAAACCATCCACAGTTGTATCTGCGTCAACAATGAAGTTAAACCGTGCTGGCTTGAGTT